TCGATGTCCCCGACCTTGGGGAACAACTGTATCATGTCGTCGTTATACCAATCGGCAACTTGAAACATCTTCTCCTCCTTGTCAACCCTGATTTTCTCGAACGGGACGTGTTCCATCTTGGCGATCGTTCCCAACTTGGACCAAGTAACCGCAACCGCAAACCCGTTGAATAGCTCCAAGTCAAGGACCAGTTTCTCCGTGATGTCGTTTAGATCCTCCGTGCTGGAAAGTCCGTCGAAAAACTTGATGAACCGGGCTTGTTGCTCTACGGTCAGGTTGTCGCCTGCCTGCCAGCCACCGCCCATGATGTAGTTTACTTTCCCATTCACGATAGCGTTGTGCTTGCTGCTTCTGCGATAGTTGTCCAGCAGATAGTAGGGGTATTCGTTCGCAAAGCCGTAGGTGATGTATTTGCCGGAGCGATTCTCCAGCATTACAGGGACCTTATGCTCTATCCCCAACCATTGAGTGAAGTGTTGAGTAGACTTGCTCATAGCGTTACTGCGGTAAAGTTGAGGGACTGAATCGTGATGGGTTCCGCAGAGTTCTTTGAGTTGACCATGATGGTAAACTCGTCGTTGACCGCAGCGGTGAGGTAGGCTTCAGAATAGACCGCATGGCCGTTGTCGTGGCTCATTGTAACCCCTGCCTTGCTGGATGCAATCGTATTGCCTCCCTTGGCGATGTACCAGTCAAATTCCCTGTTGTTGCTTGCCGAAAAGGTCATATTTGCAGACACCTTCAACGCAGCCCCAGCGATGCCTGTGTAGGTAATCACGCAGGTGCTTTTGTTAATCGTAAAGTTGTAGGTTGACAAAATCCCCTCATCCATTGCAATCGTCAACTTAGCGGCTGCATTGCTTGTTGGAGTGAAGTTGGTATTGGATGCAACGGTCAATGAGCCAAAACCCCGTTCCCGATTCAGGGTCGCAGTATCGGCAAGGTCGTCAAATAAACCGCCTACCCGTGCAGCGGTGTTCGCCCCAGCAGCGGTTTCGTTAGCAATGGTTGCAGCACTCGTTTGGAGTTGCGTTCTCGTTTGTACGCTCATTAGTCAAAAGTTGAATCAAAAGTGGAATCAAAGACACCCTCATCGGATGCCCCAAAGACGGTGTACTGGATGGAATTAGCGTAGGTGTTGAAGCCTACCGTTGCGGTTTGTACAAAAGCCAAGCCCGTTTCAACGACCGCCAAAGCAGCGGCAACCGTGCTATTGGTATCGTAAACTTCATATTTATACGAGCCTGTTTCAAGCGACCCCACGGCAATCGAAAATTGGTCATAGCGGTTGGTATAAGATGACAGGTTTGCGGATTTCAGCAGGGTGAAATCGGTCGTGGTGTTCTTGGCAATGCTCGTGAGTCGCAAGATGTAGCGGTCCCCGGTGCTGGCTCGCTCGGTCCAAGTAACGGTAATCGTGTTGGTCGTGTCAGGGTTCAGGTAAAGCATCTGCTTGTAAATGTGCGATGCCCCCGAATTTCACAATTTGCGCCCAATCTGCCTGTATAGTTCGGCCCGCTTCTTGGCGGTTTCAGCCACGTTGAACTGCTTTTTGATGTCCCTCGTTAGGTTGTCAGCCAAGCCTTTGCGTAGGTCGGGGTCAAGAATCAACTGCTTGATGTACTTGTACCAATCTTTCGGCTTGTTGTAGGGGACCAAGAACCCGTTCTCTCCGTGTCGGATGACATCGGTGTAGGGGATGGTTTCGGATGCGATGATGGCCTTGTTCATCCACCCTGCCTCGACGACCTTCAACTCGGACTTCAGTTTGTTGAACTTGGTATCTCGCAAAGGTGCAAGGGTTACGTTCACGAAGTTGTAGCCCCCGACGTAGGAGTAAATATCCGCTGCCTGAATGCGTCCGTAATTCGGGTTATTCCCTTGGTCGCTGATGATTTTCTCGTAGCCCTCATATACCGGGTTATTGTCGTTCCATCCTCCAAGATAGAGGCGGTACTTGCCATCCAAGTTTGCGTCCCAGCGTAGTTTCTGCATCCCCTCACGGAGCAGTTCCATATCCTCTCCGTGCTGCGCACCACCGAACCAACCGAACTTGACGAGGTGCTTGTCGGGTTCTTCTTCGGGGTTGGGGATGAACTGCTGATAGGCTTCGTAGGGTTCGTTCTGCAGAACGCTCACATTCGCATTTAGGGGCCGTATGCGGGCAGCAAGATGCTCGGTGGTACAGGTAACCCAATCGGCTAATTTGATGTGCTTGCGGATGACCTCTGCGAGTTTGGTTTGGTGATAGTGGCGGTACATGATGTGGCCGCTTTCAAGGACCCAGTAATCGTCCAAGTCAAGGATGACTTTCGCCCCGAATTGGGTCAGGGCTTTGTAAACATTCTCCACCTGCTCCATAGTGCCTTGACACCACAAACGGCTGAACAGGAACAGGTCAATCGACTTCAAGCCCTCGTCGCTGATGGTGGTGATGTTCTCAACGCAGACGTAATCAAACTCCGGGTAGTTGTCGCCCAAGTATGCGTTCGGCATTTCAAGGCGGTAATAACTGCACCCGGTTGGATGGGCGTTGTAGACAATGCAAATCTTCATGGGGTAAAAATAAGAAGGGCAGCCATTGCTGACTGCCCCTCTCAAACCTCAGATGATGAAAACCTAAGCCAAAGATACTACGAGCCGAGTATCTGTGCAGTCGATGGTGAAAAGACTGTGGATGCAATCGAGAACATCGGGTCGGGTTCCATCCCGGTCAAGGTCAACTCGTAGCCGCTGCGGTCCCCGAAGGCAGTACCAGTTCCAGCGGTTCCAGCGGTTGCCTCCAAGCCGTTGGCAGAGCCTAACAACCAGTAGCGGTTGTTGTTGTCTTGGACAATTACGATGACACGATTACGGACCAGCAGACGGAGTTCGTTGCGGACTGCGACTTGCAGTTTGTTGATGGTGAAGGTTACTTCGGGGGTGTAATAAACCGAGCCGTTCTCGATGCTTGCATTCAAGGTTTCAGTCAAAGATGACGTCGCCTTGGTCAAGTCATACTCGAAGAACCCACCCGAAGCGTACCCAGTGAAGCCCGTAACCGCACCTGAAAGGTTGGCATTGCAGGACCCTGTTGGGATGAAGGATTGGACGTAAATTGTTTTGATTCCACCTACGGAATCACGGCAGCCGAGGGCGTAGCCAGTAGTTAGGGAGCAGGACATATATGTGTTTTGGTTTTAAGTTTCAAGAGAACAAAAAAGCAGGGGGAGGTTTCCCTCCCCCCTACACATTAGGCCAATCGGAAGTCTACAACCAAGTCTGGATAGGCGATTTGCACGCCTGCTTTGAAGGCTGCTTGGAAGCGGACTTCGTCGTTGTCTTTGCTGAACCAGATTGAGAACTGCTCCTCATCGGACAACAAGTCGGTTCCGTAGAACAAGTTGCCGAGGTATGTGCAGACGATGCGGTTGGTGTTGGTCAAGCCGGGAACTGCGATGACACGGACGTTTGTACCGGGGTAGATGAACTCACCATTGGCAAGGCTCGCAAGGTCAACTTGGTTGTACAATACTGCCAAACCACCCGTGGTCGTTCCTTGCTTGAAGGCTTGAACCAAGGTGCGGTAGTTGTTCCAACCGCAGAAGATGACGAGGTCTTGCTTCGTTAGGATGGCCTGCGGAATATCGTTGTAAACTTTGTCAAAGATTCCGATGATGTTGGTTGCGGTGATTCCAACGGAAGCAGAAACTGGGTTCCAAGTTGTGCTGGAAGCGTTTGCAAGAACAACGGTAGCAGAAGCAGCGTTCAGCAACTGGTTGACACCGCTGAAGTAAGCGTTGCCCTGCCAAATTGCATTCTCCAAAGCCTCAGCGATGCGGAGAGCCTTCTGCTCGGAGAAAGCCTGCTCGAAAGGAACACCGTCGTAGGTAGAGCCAGCGGTCAACTGGGTCTGCATCCAGTATTGCTCCAAGGAACGAGGGCACAAGGTTTCTTGAACCTTCATACGGCCAACGGTGATGTTACGCTGACTGAATGTAGTTGTACCTGAACTTGCGTAACCGCAAACATCTCCGCCTTGAATCAAGGCATCGGTGTCCATTAGGTTAAGGGCAGCAGCGAACTTGATGCCCACCTGCTTGGTGAACAGGGCTGCTGAACGAGCGGAGAATACCGCTTTGGTGATGAGAGGAAGCCTCTCTTGGTCGGTGTAGGCGTTTAGATTGCCAAAATTGTATGCCATGGTTAGTGGTGGGGGTTTAGGGGTTTAGTTTTTTTTGAGTGATTGGAGTGCTTGTGCGAGAGCGTTGAAGTTCTGCGAGGCTTGGGCCTTGCGTTGCTCAACGATTGCGGAACCGCTTGCTTTGGGGGCTTCGGCTGGGAGTTCGCTGACTTTCTCGACGATGTCGGCCATGGTTTCAACCTGCGATGCGAATGCGGACATTTTCTCTTTCATCTTGCCCATTTCAGCGTATGCGGCTTTGAGTTCTTCCATGATGGCTCCGAGGTGCTTGGCGACGATAGCCTCAACAACTTCGGGGGTCATGGCAGGATAGGCTTCCTTGATTTCCTCGGTTACCTCAACGGCTACTTCGGGGGTGATTTCAGCAGCAACAGGCAAGGCTTCGA